TTGAGATGAGAAGCCGCCAGCGACGACAGCTTCAGTGTCGGTCTTGATGACGGTCCACAAAGCCGTTCCGCCGCGCCATTCGAACTTGTAGCCGTCAGGCGCTTTCACGAGATAGCTCTGCCGCATGTTCGCCGCCTCGCGCACGCGGATCTGAGAGACCGCCGAGATCACGGCCATCACGCGAACTTGCGTGCGCCACAGCGCACTCTCCGGTTCGATGTCGATGATATCGCCAGCCTTCAGCCCGCCGTATGAGATCTGCAGTCCACCAAAATAGTTCGGATCGAGTACGTCTTCGATGGTGTGCTCGTGAGGCACGCGCGCGTACCAGATACCGCGACCGCCGGGCGAAACACTCTCGTGCTCCAGATAGAGAGCGCCCTTCGGGCAGCGCTGGATCTGGCGCTTCGACGCCGGTTGCTCAATCTGCGGCGCAGCTCGCTCGCGTCGCGGCGCTTGGACGCCTGTGTCAGTCATGGGTTTCTCCTAAAGCAAATGGGGCTGAGTTTCCCCAGCCCCATCGCCTTTGCCACCGATCTAGCCGTCTGGCCAGGGTTAGGTGTTGGTGACCGCAATGGCAGTGCCATCGGTCAAGTCAGCCGCACCGGCCGTGCTGATACCGATCACGCCCATCCACGTCAGGCCGAGCAGGATGTTCGCGACGCCAGCGGCCGTCTTCAGTTCGCTGTCCGCTACCGGCACAGTCGTCGTCCACCGACGATGAAGAACGATGTCGCCTTTGCGCATTCCCTTAGTCAGCGCGTCGGAGATGTACCCCGCCGCATAGACCGTCGCGACCGCGTCGGGAGTATCGAGCACCCACATAGCGCCGCCAACTTCGCCGCCAAGGTCGAGAACTTTGCGGAGATCTGCAGAAACGTAAGCCATTTGAAAATTCCCTTCTTCGTTTGCGTTTCAATCGGTGACGATTACGCAGTGAGAGCTAGCGTGTCGTCGTGATAGAAACGGACGATGCCGCGCGACAGAATGGTCTTCGCGACGTGGGCGACCTTGTACCAGCATTCGAACCGGTCTTCCGGCTCGTAGTAGTACGGATGGCTTTCCGGCTCGCCGCTGATCTGGTGACCGAGCGCCGACTTGTGCCACATATACATCTTGCACGCGGCCGTGCCTTTGCCGGTGAGACCGTTGTGCGGGATCCAGTTGACACCCTGCCAGCGCATGACCTTCGTCGCAGGCGCGTCGGCCATGATCTTCATGTCGACGTAGTCGACACTCTTGATCTCAGCGATGCGCTGGATCTGCAACGCCGCCTTCACCGAGATGACAGCGAAGATGTCGCCATCACCGAACGGCACATCGTTCAGCAGCAGGAAGCTCATCCAGTTGTTCACGCGAGCGAGCGTGGACAGAGAGACGGCTTGGTTCGACGCGCCGTCAGTCGACGCGGTGATGTCGGTGGCCGACGCGTCCATAGCGTCGATGATCACCTGATCAATGTTGCGGTTGATCGTAGCGATACCGCGCTTCGACATCGCAGCGCGGACGTTCGGGTTGCCCCGGAACTCATCCCAGCTGTCGATGCGATACTTCTTGAAGACTTCAGAGGGCGACGCCGAAACTTGGCTCAGGCCAAGTTCAGAGATCGGGATCGAGCCGTTGCGACCGCGCGTGTTCGCGCTATCGCCTGGATCGACAACGTCCCACTTAACCGTTTCGCCGCGCTGCAGTCCGTCACTGCGGACGCCGAGGCGAAGCTTGGCGACGTCGCGTTCGAAATCGAATTTGAACTCGTCATTGTAGAGCGTGCGAAATGTCGCATCGACCGTAGAAACAGCCATTGTCCAGTCCTTTAGGGTTCGCGCGTGAGCGCGTTGCTTTTTGGATTGGCGATACTGGCTGCGCATCGGTTGTCTCGCGGAGCGAGATCGACGGCAGAGCCTCGTGGCTCAAGCTGCAGATCGACAGAGCGGTTGTCTGCTGGGACTGGCCGGTGCGGGGATCGCCTCCCGCACCGCCGTCCGAGTGCGCTTTAACGCACCCCTGGTCATTCCCTATTAGCGGGCTTTGTTTCTTTCAACCCCCGCCAGCAATTTTTCCAGCTCGCCGCCGGGCTTGGACAACTCGGCGTACTGCCTCTGCTCGGCGGTGGTGCCGGTTCGCATCTTCTGGATCTCGGCAATGCGCTTGCCAGGATCGAAGTCCGTGCGGCCCTTCGCAGCCGCCAGGAAGAACGGATCCTCGACGTGTTGCAGGCCGATCTGCGCGAACATCTGCTGCACGATTGGGTGATCGAAAAGCGCGTGGCCGGTCTCAAGTTTCAGGCCCATGAACTTTTCGAACTCTGCCTGATCCTGCGTCGGGAAGAAACGCTGAGCACCGGCAATGCCGAGCGCGATCTTGTTGTCGTACTCGGCGTCGCCCCAGATGCTGCGCATCTTTTTCTCGGTATCGAGCGCGAGATCTGCAGCAAGCTCCTCACTCTTCGTCGCCGCGTCAGCGCTCATCTCGTAGTAAAGCTGGTGCGCAAAGTTGACGATGTCAGTCGGCTTAGCGCCTTTCGCCAAAGCTTCGTGAACCTTGGTCGTAATGTTCGACAGCGCCGACTTATCGTAGTCGGTGACCTCGTAACCATCCGGCGGCGTCACAGTGATTTTATAGTCCTCGATCTTCTCTGGCAGACCGATAGCTTTGTTGTAGGCCGCGATCTCTTCGGGCGTTGAGTTCGCGTCTGGGATCTTGACCTTGCCGCCTTCGGTCAGTTTCGTTTGCGCGCTCTGCCACGCCTTGAACGCCTGCTGCGGATCCGCGAAGCGGTTCAAGAACTCAAGCGCCTTCTGGTCGTCGCCAGCCATCGCTTTCTTGAACGTCTCCCAGTCGCCAGTCGGCGCGTTGAGGCGCGCGAACATCGCGTCTTCTGTTTCGAATGCCTTCAGTGCATCAGCCCGCTCGGCACCGTACTTGGCGCGCCAGTCGTCGCCTTCGTTCGCCGCAGGCGGCGCAGGAGGAGCTGCGGGCGGGGAGACCGGCGGCGCTACCGGCGGTGGCAGGATCGGCGGTGGAGGCGGCGGCGCGGCCGGTGGCGACACAGGCGGTGCGAGCGTGGATCCGCCGCCGCCTTCACCACCCTCATTTTCGGGTGGAGCCATAAACGTATGGCCCATCAATCGCGCGATCATCGCGCTACTCATCAAGTCACGTCTCATCGGTCTTCTCCTCTTCGACCGGGAAGCGCATCAGCACCGCGTCCGCGATCATTGCTATCGACACGCCAACGGCTTGAGCGCCAGCTCTGAACGCCCCTGTGTGCGTGTTCTCTCCAGTGAATGTCACGCCGCCGATGTTGCACAGCTGGCCCATGATGTAGGTGACAGCGCGACGCTGCTGACTGGGATCTGCGTGTCCGCGCGTAAGCGCGCGAATTGCCGCGACGTCATCGATTGTCGGAGGTTTCGCCCCGAGGAATTTCAACGTCCCGTCAATTGAATTGTCTGGCGTTATGACGCGACGCGTCCTTGTTGCTTTAGGCTCCGCCACGCACTGCCTCCACTATCGGCGCGCGAGCGCCCGGCAGCTGCGGCGCAGCACTTGGATCCATTCCGTTCTCGGCCGCACCCTTTTGGATTGCAGCGTTCGCGGCCATGATCTGCTGGGCCTGCTCTTCTTGCGCCTTACGCTCGCGCTCGACGTCATCTTCGTTGCGGACCCACGACTGCGGCGCGATAGCGATGATCGCGGCGCGGTCCATCGCGTCGTGATCAACGAGATCCACAACGCCAGGATTGAGCTGCACGCGAGCGGCCATGTACTGCGTGACCTCCATCGCCTTTTCGAACTCGATGCGCGCATACGCCGCCGTGAGCGGCGTCTCAAATTCGAAGTTAGCCTCGGCCTCCCACATCTCTTCCGGCGGCATAGGGTACGCACCAGACTTGTTCGGTCCTTCAGCGTCGTAGATGCGTTCGAACACCGGCTCCATTAGGCGACCGTTGTCTGCTTCCATCGGTTCGAACACCGGGGCAGCGTCGCGCATGTACTGCTCCCACAAGCGACCGGCCTCGTAGGCCGTCATCTCTTTTGTCACTTGCGGAAAGTTGATGATGTTCTGCAGGAAGGCGCGCGCGAGGAATTGTTTGCGATCCTCGGCGTAGGCCATGCCGAAATCTGGTCGGCCGACCGGCAACGCCTCAATAGGAGAACGAGATCCGTACTCGATTGTCGGATCGTAGAAGGTGATGCCGTTCGAACGCAGCTGCACCTCGCCAGCGATGCCATCGTCAGGCGCGATCAGCGGCGGAGACACAAGCTTCTCAAGACCTTCGATAATCGAGAGCGCTGTTTGGTTGAGGCCGCGAGCCGTCGCCAACGCGACGCTCGTGCATGGGCTGCGACCGCGAGGTTCGCCGCTGACGTTCATCCATTCGCGCACCCAGTACGGGAAGGTGCGGAAATAGGGTTGCACGTTGTTCTTCGGCCTCAGCTCTTCGTTGTAAGTAGGAGAAACATACATCACCGCGTACTTGGCTTCGCGCGGCATGTTGCTGCCCTGGTAGTATTGCACAGGGTAGACGCAGCGAATGATCTCGATCTCGCGGTGCGGATCCTTGATTAGCTCTTCGCGAAGATCCTTCGGCAGCGTGAGGCCCATCTGGTCGAGCTGCAGCAGTGAGTGCTTCAGCTTCTCGTAGAACTCATCGATTTGACCATCGATGTTCTTGTACCAAGCACAGTCGCGCGGGTGCAGGACGTTGAAGAGCAAGCCGCTGCGCTTGCTATTGTAGGTGTGCGTCACAACGGAAACGCCGAACGCGACGTAGTCGTTGTCGCTGGCTGTCATCGCTGCAGTGAAATTTGCGTTCGGAGAATAGATTACGTCGCGCGTGATCTTGGTGACTTGCTCGCACCAGATGCGAACAGCGTCTATCTTGTTGAGGTGGCCCGGCTTCGCGCGACACTTGAACCATTCACGACCACGCGGACGGATCAGCGCACCGATCTGGTTGGCCAAGTTTCGACGGAGCAGCATCGGCTCTTCATCGAAGATCTCGTAGTAACGCTCCTCGCCGGGCGCGTTCGTGGTGATGAAGTCCGCGCGCTCTGGATAAAAATACTCAGCGATGGCTTGGCACAGCCGGTTCATGCCATCGTTATTCGAGAACGCCTTGCGCGCGCGAAGGAGTACGTCTTCGACAGTCCACCTGTGCATCGCAGTCTTCGGCCGCGACAGCACGTTGCGCATTGTGTGCGAGTAGGACTGCGACATTACGGGCCTCGGATCAGATCAGCGCCCTGACGTCCACCCTCGGGAACGTCCGAGAGGCGACCAGAGATGTTGTCCGTGCTTCGCTTTTTGTAGAACGTCATCAGCGTCGATGATCGGCCGCGACGGTTCATGAGCGTCTTCAGCGCGTCGAACTTTGACTGCTGCTGCTGAGCGCCGCCGATATCTGGCATCGGCGTGATGCGCTCAGCGGTACTGATCGAAGGCATCTTCGGCTTCTTCATCGTTCCATCCCCGCACGAGATCTCTAGCTACTGCCCGGCAAAAATCGCCACGTCGAGAGCCTGATGCTGCTCGGTTACCGTCTTTAACCGCGACGCTTATGGAATTTCTCTTTGGCGCGGTCGTAGCCAGTGTTCACCTTCGGTTGGCGCTGGCGCTCGGGAGAGCGCCGCCGCTGCGTCGATTTGCGCTCGCGGCGCAGATCTGGATCCGCCGTCGCCCACGCCAGAACGACCGCGTCGCCATCGTCAGGCGAGCGCCCGATGCGCTTCTTGATCTCTTCCTTGTCCTCGATCTGGATCACGGCAGCGGTCTCGGTCGGCTTGCGACGAACGCTCGTGAGGTCCGCGAGTAGATCGCCATCCGGCGGCAGCGCGATGTTGTCGCCAGTCTCTGGATCCAGAGCCTCGCGGAAACTCCACCACCACTCAGCGCGCTTGTTCTTGAATGTGAACTTGCCGCTGCGATCACGACGCTGCGTGCCTGACGCGCCGATGCACGCCTGCACGTTCGCGCCGTTGCTGTCTAAATGTTCGAACGCGGAGCCGCCCCAACCGCCGCCGCAGTCGATGTTGATCACCGCGCCGTCAGTGACGTTCCTGATCACGAGCGCCGCGACGTCAGCCCCGTTTTTTGTGTTCACACCCTTCTCGCGAATAAGCTGAGCGAAGAACGTGTTGAAGAGCGGAGATAACACCGTCTTGTCGGGACCGCCTTGCGCGATGTCCACGCCCATCGCTGTCATCGTTCCGAGGTTCATATGCCTGCGGATTTCCCAACGCTGTTGCGCCTTGAGGATCCACTCAGTCGGGATCACTTGCCACTCGTGATCTTGCAGGCCAGCACCGAAGTTGCCGTCCCTGAACGCAGAACGATACGGCTCAGGCAGAGCGGCGAGCGTCGCGCGATAGTCGTCGCGCTCGATGAGGTCTGGATTGTCGCTGAGCTTCGCCGGGATGAACGTGCGAGAGCGCAGCTTCACTTGCTCGCCATTCACCTCGACGTAGCCCGGTTCCGTGTACCAGACGTCTTCACCGTTGATCGTCGTCACCCAGCGCAACTCGCCTGGGGCGACTGGGTACATTGGGTGCTGCGGATCCAGCCACGGCCCCCAATACTTGATGACCCACCGACCTTCGGCGGTGACCGGCGGGTTGCCGGTGCAGATCATGCGCGTGCGCTGGCCGTGCCTCGTTGATCGGTTCCACGTCATGAGAAAGCGAACGAGCTGCTCTTCGAACTGCGTGATCTCATCGAACGCGTAATAGTCGGCCGGTCGGCCCTGATACGCTTCCGCTTCAGTCGCATTGCTGAACGCTGCGAACTCAAGCTCTTTGCCGTTCGGCCTGCGCCACAGGTGCGCCTGCTTGTGAAAGCCCTGCCAGCTGCCGAGGATCTCAGCGAGACGCGGCGCGAGACCGCCGACGCCGTAGAAATCTTTGAACTGTCGGCGGAAGATCCGCGATGTCGTCGCGACATTGAGCGCCACGCCGAGAATGAGATCGCTTTTGCCGCCGCCCGCAGCGCCGCCGTAGAACAGCTCGTCGGCCTCGCTGAGATACGCCATCAGCTGCGGGCCTGGGTTCGGCACCCACTTAAAGTCTTTGGTCTGATCCTGAACGGCCTGCGTGATTTCTTTCTGCTTGTCTTCCGGCAACGCACCGTAGGCTTTTAGCACGTCATTGAGCTGCATCTGGTGCCTCGTGCTCCAACAAAGGAGCTTCGTTTTGCTGCGCGTTGGTTAGGCCCATAGCCAACACAAGTGCGACGCGGCGCGCGACGTCGCGGCCGTTTGGATCTGTGATTTGAATAGGCGCGCCTCCTGGGCCGCTGAGCTGCATGGCTTCACCGAACATCGACGGCGCGCGCTTTGCCATCAGCTTGAAGCGCGTCTCAACCCTCAATCGCGAGCGCGTGATCCATTCGTTGTTCGGAGCTTCGTAATCGTCGCCACCCTTGGTCGTCTTAGTGATCGTGTCGTGGCTAGTGTCGTCCGCGATCTCCAGCGTCTCGTCAGCGAGCGCGAGTGCGTGAGCCTTCTCAGCGGTGCGATACTCGGCCTGAAAGGCAGCGAACTCTGCCTTCTCGCTGGCGATCCAACGATACACCGAAGCTCGGTGCGGCATGTCCTCGTCTTCGCAGATCTGCAGGATTGTTTCGCCACCGGCAAACCTTTCAAGGATCGCCTTGCCCAGCTCCTCAGTGTAAATCGTTGGCCGTACCATCAACTCCCTCCCGGCAAGCCCGGCAGCACGAGCTTCTTCTTCGGCGGCGTCCAGATCTTTGAGCAGCTCCTCGCCGCCGAGATCTGCGCCTCGGTGATGCTCATCATGGTGAACGGATCGTAGCGCACCCACTGCACTAGCCTGCTGAAGCGCAGAATGACGTAACCATCGTCGGTGCTGCCGACCATCGTTTCGATATCGTCACCGCCGCCAATGCCACGCTCCATTGCGCTTAGCGTGCGCTCGCCTTCGTCTTCGTCTTCTTTGCCGCCGTTAAGCAGCAACTCGGCGTTGCCAAAAGCTGCGGCTAGGCGACCTTCGTCACCGGCCCTACCAGCAGCGATGATCTCGCGCAGCGCATTAACGTGATCTTCAGTCGGCAGCATTGCTCGCCTCCGGTGGCAGAGTTTCACCTAAGCCTTTGACGTGTGAGTAGATCGCTGCAGCAAGCGCATCGCGCTCGGCGCGACGATCAGCGGCGATGTCTATTGCCGATGCAACGGCAGCGTCAGCGATGCGCTGCATATTGCGCACCTCCTCCTGGCGCTTCTTCGCCGCGACGATGTTCGCGTCTGCCTGCTTGATCTCGCCGCCAATGTTGTCAGCGCGCGCCTTCATGTCGGTGAGGATCACCGGGATCTTCCACGTTGGTTCGCTGGTCGGTGCCGGATCTGGCGTCGGGTTCTGCACTGGTCATGCTCCTTGATGAAACGGGCCGCACCCTTTCGAGATGCGGCCCGCTGGGGGTATCGAACCTAGGGCCGTCTAGGTTAGCGCTTCGGCGCTGCCTTGGCGGTTTTCTTCGCGACCTTCTTGGTCGCCTTCTTTGCTGCTTTCTTGGCCATCGTGGCTCTCCTTATGGCGACGTCTCACAGCGCGCCGCGTGCTGATCTGGTTAAGTCGGTGGCTGTTCGACCGGAGGATCCTCAGCGGGAGGATCCTCAGCGGGAGGATCTTCAGCCGGTGCTGGCGGCGGCGCGGGAGCCGGTACTGTCGCGGCGAACACGCCCCACATCGACGCCTGCTGAAGGTTGGTGATTGCGACCGAGTATTCGCGACCAGCGTGCGGCTCTTCGTTGCGAGCGGCCATCAGCTCTGAGGCGAGCGCGGCGGCGAGCGACTTGATGCGCGTCACGCGCGCAAGGCCGCTTGGGTTGAACGAGTAACGCACCGCATTCGCGGCGTCGCTGGTCTCTTCGACCAGGGCGACATTGATGTCGCCATTCGGGTGGTGGATCTCAACACGCATTGGTCTCTCCTACGGTCTCACGCCATCATTGGCGAAGATGAACAGCAACGGCCACATCGCCCACACGATGGCGAGCATCAGCAGGATCCTCGCTGCGACGAACAGCACGCCGAAGATCGCGTCTTTCGTTTTCGGTGTCATCGGTTGCCCGGCTCCCTCGGGCAAAGCCCAGTGCGCGGATCTCGAATGCCTTGACGGCACGCTTCCTCGCGCGCCGTTTGAGTGTTGCGAATGTACTCCTCGGCCATGTCCTCTGACGGACGAGCCGGAAGCGTCGGATCCACAGTGCGGGCGACGATGCGATCAGCGACAGCGCCAGCATTGAACATCCCGCGCTCGACCACGAGCGTCGTGTACGCGCCCATCAGCAGTGCGCCGACGATGGCACCGGCAAACGCGTAGGCCGCAGCCTTGTGGCGCTCACCAATCTTGACACCCTCAGCCCGAGCTTCGTCGCGAATGCGCTGGCGCTCCTCCTCGGCAGCGCGCAATGCGGCCTCGCGGCGGGCGTCAGGGACGGCAACGACGACTGGGAGTTTGCTCATGTCTATTCCCTGCCTTGGGTTTTGCGACAACGTCAAGCCTTAGTTGACGTCACGTTGGCGAACCGTCTGCACGTCACTGCGCTGGGTGCTCATCCCCGGCATCGTCACCCGCTTCGAATAGAAGCCCTGCACGTTAGTCGGTACAGTGACAGCCGGTTGAGCCGCGCCGGTCGAGCCACGACCGCCAACGGTCTGCGTCACCGGCCAGGATCCTAGTGGTTGGAAGGTTTGCGCGCCGAGGCGAATATACTTTCCGTACTGGGCGAAGATGCTCATACAGGATCCATGTTTACGCTGTGGTTCGTCATCATGCTGCCGGTCGCCAGCGGCGATCTACAGCTCGTCTACGCTGAGGCACCGATAGAGCGGTTTGAAACTTACGACGAGTGTGTCGCTTGGCGCGACGTCCTCCGCATCGACGCGATAGAAGCTGGCTGGGATGTGAGTGTCGCGCTTTGTGAACGTGACGCTACCATCTGATCGAGCCGCGAACTCCATTATCGGTCGGTTCCAATTGCATTCCGCCAACATTAAGCTGGCCAGCGCGGCGTAGTCGCTCGATTGTCCTTGAGCCATTGCTCTGTCCTTCATCCGGCGGGCGGATCGGCAGGATCGGCTCGCGCGTGAACGGATCGCGCTCTGGATCTGTCAGCGTGTAGCCGCCCTGCGGAGTGGCAGCTGCCTGCTGTTGCGCGACTTGCTCCTGCACGACCTCTTCGGCCGTCATGAGTGTGCCATTCTTGTTCATCGACTTATCGGCCTTGGGAGCGTCGATCTGTTCGGCCTGACGCCGAAGGTCTCGCACGTCATCGGCCAAGCGCGAGCGCGCGATCACCGTTTCAGCGATCTGGCGCGGCAGCTCAAGGATTGGCGTGCGCGTGTTCGGATCCGTGTTCGCCGCGCGCTGGATCGTGCGCGACCGGCCGCGCTCGCGCTCGGCGCGGTTGCGGTTCACAATGCGCATCAACTCGCTCTCGGCCGTGAGCCGCTCTTCTGGCGTGATCGGCCGACGCGCGCTCTCTGGCGCGTCAGGCCTCGGGCCTTGTGGCCCACGCACAGGGCCAGTGCGCACGCCAACAATGCGGCGCTGCCCGGTCTCAGGGTCAATACCCTGATCGATATTCTGGTAGGGATATTCAGCGCCGTAGGTCACATCGCCACGCATGCGAACGTAGTTTGGATCCAGCGTGAACGTCGCATCCGGCGGGGCCGTACCGCGAGAAGATCCGCCTTGCTCTGGGTTGTCCCACTGCCTGCGCGCCAGCGCAATCTCTTCGACGCTCATCTGGTCTGGCGTCGTGCCTCTGATCGTTGAGATCGCATTGTACCAATCGGCAAACGTCTGAAACGCGCGCGGGTGTTCGTTGATGTATTCGCTCAACACCGTGCGTTGCTCGTCACTCACCGCAATATCTTGCCCATCGACACGGACAACGAACGGTTGTTGCAGCACTCCGCGACGGCCAAAGCCTTCGCCGCGTGTAAGGATCGCGCCATTGGCGACAGGGTTCTCTTCGGTGACTGAATTTGCGCGCGCCCGGCTATCGGCCGCGTTTGCTTGCGACACGAGATCGACGGCCTCTTGCATGTCGTTGCGCGCGAGGTGCGGCGCTCGCGCTTCACTGCGCTGAGGTAGGATCTGCGGCATGCCTTGCGTGCGGCGCATGAAGGCGGCGGTGTCGCTGACTTGCTGCACGTCGCGGCGCGTTGCGCCGTCATTCAGGACGCCTGCGTCGCGTCCGCGCTGATCGTTGCGAATGTACTGACGAGCACGCTCTGGTCCGCGATCTTGATTGACGCGTTGACGCTCCTGACGAGAACGCTGTGCGCGTTCGCGATTGCCGCGAATGTTCTCACCGATCAAAGAACCAAGGCGGTCGAGAGCACCCGAAAAGTCCCTCATGAGCGTGCGCGAGCCGGTGTTACGACCTTGTTGCGCTCTGCCGCCACGAAGCTCTGTCACGTTGCTGCTCCCGACCTGACCCCAGTCACCACGGCCATTGCCTGCACCAGCTTTGGATAACGCGCAAGAAGAATGGCCCCGGCATTACTGCCGAGGCCACCTTTGTCCTGCACTCACAGAGGATACCGCATCACCAACTGAGCCGGTCGGCGGGAGCGATAACGCAGCTTTTAGCCCGAGATCTCAGGTGCTGCAAACCCCCGATCAATCGAATAGGCATACTTGGCCATCAGTGCTGCCTCGGCTCGGCCGTCATCCTTCACGCGGCTGAACTGGTTTGTGTAATCGGGGAACTCCTCGCACGCGCGACGACGAGAGAGATCCTTATCGGCCGTCGCCTTCATCGCCTTCTTCCACGCCTGCGGTGAGACGATGGCATGCGGAATGTTGAGCGCGACGACGACGCCGTACACCACGCCCCAGTTCACGCCAGTGCGATGCGCTTGGATAGCACCATCGCCTGGACGCGCGCCGCTCAATTCGAGGATGAGTTTCTTCTTTGAGATGACGAGTGGCTTCAGGATGTTCGTCACCTCTTGAGCGTTCACCTCGCGCCGCTGTTTGCGGTTCTTCGTGATGG